TTACCTTTGTCCAAAACTTTAACGCGAGCAACATACTTATTATGTATTAACTCTGTAAGTGCCTTGTAGTGTGCGTCACGTCCATTTTTAGAACGATTGATAATATCGGGCATAGTAATCTTCCATGTCCCTTCTCGGTGCGAACAGAATTGAATTAAAAGGTATTTAGCCATTCCTGTCAGTTTGCAATCATCTAGTAAAGCGTTCTCCACTACACTATGTCCTCGTTTCCGAGCGTGTTTAAAAATATCGTTAGTCATAACAAAAAAATCCTCCATTTTCCTCCCCGGCTTAAAATTGGGTATAGGAAAGTAGAGGATTTGTATTTACGTTTTTTTGAAGTTATGATACTATCTTTATAGACAGTATTAACTTAATGACGTAACTTACAAAACCTCTGCTTTTCGAGTTTTTAAATGGTGTTCTGGCGACCAACCTATCAACCATCTAAAAACTGCGCCGGGGGTTTTTTTATTTTATGTAAAACATTCGTTTTAAAATCTAGTTATCTACCCTCAATCTTAACAGAAGATTGACGAAAAAAGAAGACAAAAAGAGAAGACACTCGAATTGAGTGTCTTCTTTTATTTAATTATAAGAGTACTTTTACAAAAACACCGTACCTTTTTTTGTTTAAATACTAACGGATGTTGTCTATTACAAGCCGGACAAATAGCGACGTCTGGTGCTTTAATATTCTTATAGCAAAAGTATCCAATAATAGCGCAAATTCCTGCGAATATGAATTGTCCTATTAATAAAGAAATGACGGTTATAATGCACATCATGACAATAAGTGGAATCATCATTTTTCTTGCTATCGAATTAGCTTTATTATCTTTCATCTTAACGGCATTAACTTCGAATACCTGATAATTGTTAATTTGATGTTGGTTATCTTGGCTAATTTGCAGATTGTTAACTTGCGAATTACCACCTTTCTTGCTGTTCAAACGTTTTTCGTAAGACAATCCAGTACCAGGAATGGAAGTTGTAATTCTAGACCCTGACGGCCCAACACTAACGTTAGCACCTTTAACACCCGCACTAACACCAACACCTCTTTTACTCACATTCAATTTAACACCTGGAGCGATCTTTATACTTTTACGGAATCTAAATCCCATATTTTTTCATCCTCTCTGAATGAAATGTACGATTTTTCCTGATTATAACAAAAACGGTTACAACTATTTTGTCATATTTTGTCGAAGGAAAATAAAAAAACAGGACTGATTAGTCCTGTTGGTTGGATTTGTGATATTTTGTAAAATTTTACCACTATCCAATGGAAAACTTTTCTTCTACAATGTACTTAAATCAGAATATATCTTGATTATCCTCAAGCATGTTAATCAATACAGAGACTTGCTTACAAAAACGCTCTCTCTGGTGTTCATTTAACGCCGTATACGTTATTTGAACATTAGATAATAGTTCTTGTAGCTGTTCATCTTTAAAATCGTTCTTGAACCCAATAAGCACGTCTACTGATACATTGAAGAAGGAGGCGATACTAACCAAAGTGTCTATGTCTGGTTGATATCGATCAGTTTCCCAGTTCTTGATTTGGCTCCTGCTCAAGTTTAACTTGTGGGAAAGTTGCTCTTGAGTTAAGCCACGTGACTTCCTTAGTTTTTTTAAAATCTGTCCAAAGTGTCTCATAGTTTAAAGTATAAATACTAAACAACTATACTACTATTTATGGGCGTATAACTACCTTCGGTGATAAAATGGCAGAATAAGTTTCTGTTTCTGGAAAATAAAATAGAACAAAAGTTCGTGTTTTGTGGTAAAATATGCATGTGAGGTCTTCAAACGTTCCATGCATATTTGCATATTTTATTTTTGTACAACTTGAAAAACGTTGATATAAAGCGTTTTTCTAACTTTCTCAACAATTGTCTGACAATCATAGGACTGAATATTGGGAAATTTGTGGTATTATGAAAACAAATAAAATAAACGGACGTGAAAAAAGACCCACGGTGTAAGTAGTGTTGGAGCACTCTTACACTGCCCCCTAAGCCAGCTAGGGAACATTGTCGCGGATCTTGTACATACATATTATAACACACCTTAGATTGAAAGTGGCGCGTTTTCCTTTATATGTAACAAATTGGGGTTTACGTGTCTTTTGTCCATAAGGAGGACAAATATTGTGCAAGAAGTATTAAATAAGATTTCGAATCAGATTAATTTTCACAGAATGAGTACCCGTAAAATAGGTAAACGAATTAATACGACACATGTTACTATTTCAAACTTTCTCAACGGTAAATCTCAAATGAAATCAAATACTTACGGAGAATTATTAAAAGAAGTTTTCCCCAATGATGTAAATACAAGAAGAATGTGTTGTGAAAGATATTTCTCTCAGACTGATAAACCTATGAACAAAAGGTTAGCGATGGATTATCTCGCTGTACATGGTGAACAAGAATTATTAAAACAATTGATTGATGTTGAAAAGATATCTCATGATAAAGATACTCGTGAATGGGCATATGTTTATGAACTTGTGTATTTGCGTAATAAAGGTGAGTTATCGGGGGAATCATTACAAAAACGATTACACCATGCGAAAAAGGAAATGAAATTATCTACAACCGAAATGCAAATATTATTTGAAATTCTATCTTTGTTTGCGACAGCCGATCGAAGAAATTTCAAATTAATGAATGATACTGCTGTAATTCTATTGGAAGAAATTGACTCTATTTCAGATCCTTATATTAAGCTCTCTTTTGAGTACAAAATAAAAGAGTGTATGATTCAAGGACTGTTAATGTCTGGTGAAGTCGAAAAAGCAAGAGTTACATGCCATGAAATCATAAACAAAGAAGAATTAAGAAGACGGTTTCCGATGATTGTAGCTACAGCATATGGAACTTTAGGAGAATCATACACTTTCGAAAGTTTTGAAATGTCAACGCATTACATTAACAAAGCAATTGAAATATTAGAAAAGAAACTTAATGCTCGTATGAGTTTACGTAACGATATGATGGTGAACACAATTGAATTTTTGAAAATAATGTGGAAAGTCAGTTTGAATAATGTTCATCCGATTCACATAGCTGAGAAAGCTTATTTAGAAATTCAATTAGGTGATAATGGAAAAGCCATCCGGATGTTAGAACGTCTCAAAGATGAAAATGGAGAGCTATCTGCATTTCAGTTATATTATCTAGCTTTAGCAAAAAATGATAAAAAATTATTTGCAGAGTCCTTAAATAAGTTCGAGCAATTAGGGAATATTTTTTACTCCCAATTACCAAAGAAAAACCTAGGGATAATATAGTAAATATGGTATAATATACTTAGCAAATTAAGGAGGTATTTTATGCGTAAAATCCTTAAAGTAGTACCAGCTTTACTATTAGTTGGAGCGGTTTTACTAAATCCACCAGTAAAAGAAGCACCTAAACAAGAAGCTTCAACAGCTCCGGTACTATATAAGATGGTTGATCCTGGAACTGGTTCCGGTTGATATAAAACAAATTTGATGAATAAATAATTAAATATATTATATATGAATGACATCGTCAAAATGGCGATGTCATTCGCTGTTTCTGGAGATTGGTAAGTGTTTTTCGATTTCGGTAAACACTTACCAATTGTGAAAAAATCACAAACTATAAAGAGGATGCAGGGGGAATTTGAAATGACAAAAGAGCAATTATTAAAACAGGCAGCAATTGAGTGGTTATTAAAGAGCGGTAACGATGATGTAGAGGAATTACTAAAGTCAGCTGTATCAAACACATACAAAGAAGAATAAAGAAAAATAAAAAAAGACTAACCGATTGGTAGTCTTTTTGTTATTTACCACTATTTTTCGCTTTTTGGTATTGAACAAACATTTCTAAGTGCTCTAATGCTTTATCTTGTTCCGAATCCTCTAGTTCCGCGATTAACTTTTCAAGTCTCTTGGCCATTTCTGTTGCTTTCTCGTCATCTTCTTTTGTTAAACGTGAATCTTCAGCGCGTCCTAATAGGTAATCTGTAGTTACTTTATGATAATCAGCTATTTTCTGTATTAGTTGTAAGTCTGGTTCGTTACGATCGTTTTCGAAGTGAGAATATCTAGCTCTAGATATTTCAATACCTTTAGCGACCTCTTCCTGAGTCCTGCTGCCTCGTAACTCTTTTAACTTTTCTCCAAATGTCATTTTAATAAATCCCCTCTCGCACCGTGTCAATTATTAATAGTATATCCTCATTATAGATACAAAATGTATCGTTTTAAAGAGTTTTATTAAAAAAGATATAAAATGTATCAAAAGGGGTTGACGATACATAATGTATCAACTATACTACAGTTAACGATACAAAACGTATCAAACGGTAGGTGATAAAATGAGGAAACGACTTATAAATGAACGTACATCAAGGAATTTAACACAAGAAGAATTGGCTTTAGCTTTAAATTTATCAACAATATTCATTCGTAAGGTAGAAAAGGGTGAAAGAAACCCTAGTGTCAAGACGATGAAGGCATACCAAAGTTTTTTCGGTGTCAGGGCAACAGAATTGTTCCCAGACATTTTTAATGACTTTGATGATACAAAACGTATCAATGGTACAAAACTTATCGGGTAGGGAGGAAGTCTGAATGATGGAAGAAAGCACATTATCACTATTAATCATATCAACAGCAATATGTGTATTCGTATACCTGGTACACCGAATTGATGTATGGGACAAAAAGACAGGATGGTCACGGAATGACAAATAAAGAACAGCGTGATGAATACGAACAAAAGAAACTAGCATGGATCATCAAGGATTTAAGAGTAAAGGGTGTACATAACAGCGCAGATAAGGTTGAGGAAATGCATAAGGAGTTTATAACTCTAGCTAAATAGGACAAGCCTTCGCTTGTCGGAATATTCAGGAATTTAGTGTTGGTCCCCCACCTTATTGAAAGGTTCCTGGATATTCTGATGCGCGAGAGCATCAAAACAAAATGAAAAGAGCCGACTACGCCTAATAATCGACTCTTTTAAAGAAATGACTCAATTTTCTACTTCTATTATATCAAGTAGTTTCTTCTAAGTAAATAAGGAGGAATGTGGAAATGGTTGAAAATCCAATTACTTACGGTAATCATCACGATTCATTAGTGAGAGACTTCATAGAAGAATGTGCAGGTTGTAACGGAGAGATATACTTCGGTGAAAGTTGCTTAGATTTCGACGGTGATTACCTACACGCAGAAACAGAGTGCATCACACAGTATGTTAAGTCTCATTCTACAGAGAAAGTAGCAGGTGAGTGAGATTAATCTACAAATCAGAATTGAACTTGAAATTAAAATACTTAATCAAATAATAGAGCGTTACAAACAAAGTAATGATCCAGATGCACCTTGCATGATTGTTGCTTATGAATATGGATTAAAAGTTCTTAAGGATGTATATGAAGCTAGTAAGCAAGTAGAAGTAGCACCATTTTAAAAGTGAGGGAGATTCATATGACAACTGAAAATTACTTTTCTAAGTTAGCTCAAATAGATTGTACGGAACACGTTGAAAAGAAAGGTCGCTTTAACTACTTATCATGGGCATGGGCAGTTAAAAAGCTTCGTGAGGTAGATCCAACAGCGACATGGGAAGTTAAACGATTCGATGGAGTACCTTACCTTAAAACGGATTGCGGTTATTTTGTAGAGGTTGAAGTAACTGTACAGGGATTACCACTAAGCCAGATTCATCCAATACTAAACAATCAAAACAAGCCGATTGCAGAGCCTAGCAGTTTTGATATTAACACAAGTATTCAACGCTGCTTAGTAAAAGCTATAGCGCTTCATGGATTGGGATTATACATCTATGCAGGTGAAGACTTGCCAGAGATTCAAGAGCCAATGGTTACCTCTCAACAAGTCGGCGCAATCAAATTAAACATTAAAAAGTTAGCCGCTCTTCGAAAAGTAGATGAAGACGCAATTAAAGGACATTTAAATATAAAAGATGTTGCTGAATTAACGTTAAAGCAAGCTGAAGATGTACTTAAAAAATCAACAAAGTGGGTTAAACAAGCTGAAAAAGAAGTAGCAGAAACTAAAGAAACAGCTGAAGAAGTAGAACAAACGAACTAAGGAGTGAAAGCCTATGTTAGATAAAAATCAATCGAAAGTCGTCCTTCCTTCATGGGTGTGGAAGGGCGCACGAAATGAAAAAGAAGCGAAGGCAAAGGCGATTGAGTACATTACTCCCGATCGCTATCCAGGATACAAAATACTAAGTGTTAACGGTGATATTGCGATATGCGAAAGGGAGAATGCGTAATGTTTCAAGTGCCTGTAAGACGTGGATCAATGAAAGAAATGTTAAAAGCAGTTCGTGATTTAGAAAAACGAGGTTATGACTACGTAACGCCAATTAAGAAGGTTTATAGAGCAGAAAAGACATTTTATAACGATGGAAAGTTCAAAGGAAAGGACAAAATTCGATTCACAGGCATGGAAGATCGTGCGAGTTATGAATGTTGGATGAAGAAGGTGAACTAAATGAATTTTATTGATAAACGAAAAGGATTTTTCATGATAGAGAATGATGCAATAGACAATTGTGATTTGGATGTTTATGAATTCAAGGCTTACGCAGTAATTGTAAGACATGCAAATCGAGATACACAATCAGCGTTCCCTTCTTTAACAACTTTGACTGAGAAAGTCGGATGCGGAAGAAAGAAAATAGTTCAATGTATTAAGTCATTAGAAGAAAAAGGGTATATCCAAAAGGTCAATAGGAAGGACGATCAAGGAAATAACTTATCCAATATCTATTATGTTCTCCCTACACCTAGTGTCTCACAGAAACTAGTAGTGTCTGGAGGAAACCAGGGTAGTGTCCCAGAGAAACTAGGGGTAGTGTCTGAGGGAAACACTAACAATACTAATCTTAACAATACTAATTTAACAATAAGTAGTAGTAGTAAGAATCCCTTCTCATTCTATGAAAGTAACATTGGAGTTTTAAATCCATTCATGGCAGATAGCATAGATCAGTGGGTTAAAGATACAAGCGAAGAACTTGTTATAGCAGCAATGGAGCGTGCATTAAAGAAGCAGGCTAAATGGAATTACGCTGAAGGCATCTTAAAACAGTGGGCTAACAAGAACATTAAGACTTTAGATGATGTGGAAGCTTTAGAAGCTGAATACCAACGAAATAAAGGAGCGAAAAACAATGCAGAGAGCGGCAGCAGCAATACCAACCGATATAGCCAAAAAGGTGAATATGACTATGGATTCTGATGTGTGTGATACGCATGGCATGAATAAGATGAAGTTCGGTGGACAAGTTGTTTGCCCTCGATGTTTCCTTGAAAACGATAGTAAGAAGCTTCAGCAACAGGAACAAGCGAAATACGATGCAGATAAAGCGAACGAGAAGAAATTCATGTTTCATCAACAAAGCATGATAGCCGATAGCAACATTAAGAAAGCTAACTTTGATAATTACAAACCTACTAGCAAGGAAGGAACGAAGAACCTTGGACTGGCAAAGGTAATTGCTACGGATTATCTCAATGGAAAAGTGTTTAACACGATTATGGCAGGAAATTGCGGGGCAGGGAAAACGCATCTTGCTTATGCTATCGCGGATCAGCTTGCAGGAGCAGGGAAGTCAGTTGTCTTCGTTACAGTCGGTGAGTTGCTACGGAAGATTAAAAGTACGTTTAGTAAAGATTCCACATTAACTGAAGATGCAATTATAAGAGGCTTAGTAAGAGCGGAAGTATTAATAGTCGATGATTTAGGAGCTGAGTTAGGCGCGTTAGATGCAAATACAAAAGCGACAAACTTCATTAATAGGGTGCTATTCGATGTTTTCGATGGTAGGCAAGGTAAATCTACTATCTTCACAACAAACCTCACAGGAAAGCGTTTAGACGACGCATACGATGAGCGAATCGTATCACGAATTCTTAATAATTTTAGAACAATAAAATTCGAAGAAACAAAGGATTACAGAAGAAAAACATTACCATTCTAAGGGGGAATTAAGATGTGTGTATGTAACGGAACGGGAGTAATTCAGAACGACATTGGAACGGGTATGTATCAGTTTGGGCCATGCGTTTGCGAAGCGGCAAATATTACACCAGAAGAGGTGGACAGAAGACGACAGGAAGTAATTGAAAGGTTAAAGGAAACGTATCGTCTACAACAGTTAGCGAAAGCCGGGGAAGTAGCATGAAGCAATTAACACTGGAAGATGTTGTTGGGAGTTTTGATTATACAGCAAAGAGCACGGCAGAGAGATTCCTAGCAAAACCTAGCGTCATAACGTACTCAGTTGAGTTTTACGATAAGGACGATAAATGGAAGCTTAGATGGTTTGAAGCGAAGTCAGAGAGCGAAGCCGTAGGAATGGCTGAAGATAAATACGGACAAATCAGCGTTATTGACACTTACATATCAGACAGAACATTAGCGGAAATAATGGCATTGGATTAAGAAAGGGGAATAGTGATGAACTTCTTTATCTTGGACGAGCATTATAAAAAAGCTGAATTAAATGGGATTAACAGAAGAAGGTTGCAGGAGCGTATATACCGTTATGACTGGGATATTGAAAGAGCAATAACACAACCGGTCGGCACAAAGAAAATGGACTTTGATAGAAAACATGGAGAGTGGATGCATATTGCCGAACAAAATGGCGTATCACGTTTTACATTCTATAGCCGATTAAAAAGAGGTTGGTCATATCATTTAGCAGCTACGAAGCCACCAGGAAAGCAAGGGAATCGCTACGATGAAAACGGGGAATTAAAAGAAATTATCTAAGGAGGGAGAAGAAATGGCTTTAAATCGTTGGTTAACTGATGAAGAATATGCAAGGGCAGCAACTAACGGGATAAACAGGAAAAGGCTACAAAGTCGGGTGTATGACTTTGATTGGGATGTAGAAGAAGCAATAACGGCGCCGATCGGGACAGTAAGGCACGAATACGAAAGAAAACATGGTACATGGCTAAAAACGGCGTTAGAAAACGGAATAAATATTAGAACTTTCTACAGAAGATTGCAACTAGGATGGTCATACAAAGATGCAGCAACGAAACCGGCAAGGCCAAAAGGCGAAATAGAAAAGACTTGGCTAAACATCGCAAAACAAAATGGAATTGGATATCATACGTTCATTTCGCGGATTCGTACTCAGAAATGGGACATGGAAAGGGCGGCGACAACACCGGTAATTAATACAGGAAGACATTGTTCTGTGAAGGATAAGGAGGAAGCCTAAAATGACAAGAATATACAACGAAGTAATTACGGATGAACAATATTTAATTGCAAATAAAAATGGCATTTCAAAGAAGAACGTATATCAACGTGTAAACGAATATGGTTGGTCGATAGAGAAAGCTATTACAAAACCTCTTTATAATACGAAAAATAAAAAAACAGATCGTAATTTAATGTTGCTAGCTGAATTAAATGGAATTAATTATGCGACTTATAGACAGAGAATAAAAGATGGAATGGATCCTCATGAAGCTGCTGTTAAATGCAATAAATACAGCATGGAACTTCAGATGGCATTGGATAACGGAATAGGAACTGAAGCGTTTTATGCTCGTCTCAGAAGAGGAATGACACCATACGAAGCGGCGACGCAACCATTAAAACATAAGAATTTTTCTAAAGAGTATAAAGAAGAATTAGAAATTGCTAAAAGTAACGGAATTGCTTATCAAACATTTTATAAAAGGGTTATGGATTTAGGTTTTGACCCAATGGAAGCGGCGACAAAAAAACCAATTAAAAGAATCAGCAATGCGGCTATAGCGATAAAAAATGGAATAAGCGAAAAAACATACTACCAACGCGTTTATAAAGGGTGGAGCAAAGAAGACGCAATGACAATTCCAGTAGTAAAAAATAAGAGGTATTTCAATCGTGAACAAAAAGCGAATCTACATAGAAGTACTACTGCGTAAAGGGATTTACAAAGAAGAAAGTACTGGACGTCAGCTTTATGAAATGAGTGAAAAGGAGCTATTCGAATTAATAAAAGGAGATGGAGTGAATGAGACACACACGAAACATTCAGATGTACAAACTTACAAATGATAAATGGTGGAAAGAATCGTCGCCTTCTATGACTATGCAAAATTCAATCAAGTTGGATTGGAGAATAGACAAGTCCTTCAGGTGGCTTAGAATACAATACGAAGGTGACAAAAAGGTTCATAACTACTGGGGAATAGCTGGGACGTATGCTAGAAAAATTAAATAGGGGGCGTTGGAAAATGAGAGAAGCGATTGAAGAGTATATCGAACAGTTACAGTTATCAGCAGTGGAGAACAGAAAAGAGGCTGATAAGGCTTACGATGATAAAGATTTAGGACTTGCTGGGTATTACAAAGGACAATGGATTGCGAATGAAGGAACGGCAATAGCGTTAGCGACTATCTTATCTAAATACAAGGGGGAAGAACAATGAAATATACAGAGCATGGGACTTACGAAATCACTCAACTATTAGCAGAAGCGAAGGAGAAAAAATAAAATGATTAAAATTACAGTATTCACTAAAAATAATTGTAACGATTGCATGAAATTAAAAATGATGTTAGACAATTTTCCTTCTGATATTGCTGTTTTAGATGTAACTTATCTCAATGTGGAAGACCCTAAAAACGCACATTACATTCAAAAACATGATCTCATGACAATGCCATCTCTAATTATCGAAAATGACGATGTAATTCATGGTTTTCAAGAAGGTAAGGTTATGACCAGATTAGGAGTATAGGAGGTTTTTATAATGAGACATACACGTAAACGTCAATTATATAATTTCCAAAAGAAAAGAAATGTTGTATTCGTTAATTGTGAAATGAATTATTGGAATTCTATAGAAGCTTCGTTAGATAAGTCATTTAAATGGCATAGAAAGTATAACAAGGTAAGTTACGTTAATTTCATTAGATGGTATATAAAAATCAAATAGGAGGAATTGCATGAAGAAAGAAACAAGAATTCAACTTGAATCAGAATTAGACAGCGTTAATTCAGATATAAGCAACATGAAACTACATTTAAATATGTTAGGGCTTGAGAAAAAGAAAACAGAAGGTAATTTAGAGGATTTACTTACACGCAGGGAACGAATTGAAAGTTCATTAAAAGGGGCGTAATGGAATGCTAAACATACAAAAGATTTTTGAAGCACAGGACAAGCTAGATCGTAAGGTTGTTGAGGTTCATGGATTAGAAGGCCAAAACTTAACCGGTGACGTGACACAGGCGTTATATACGGAGTTAGGAGAGTTAAGTAATGAAATTGGATTCTTCAAGTATTGGAAGAAGAACAAGAAGGACGATAAGGAACGCCAGTATGATGAATGGGCGGATTGCATGCACTTTATGGCGAGTTTAGGTAACAAGTACGGGCATAGTGAGGATATTATTTCAGTTTTAGAAATGCATCATATAGAAGGTGATTTTAATGTTGTAAGTTTTAGCAATAGCTATCATGAATTGTTCGATTTGATATACAGAGCAGATTTAAATAATCTTCATCCTTACTGTAACTCACTAAATGCATTAATAAAAATCGGATTAAAACTAGGCATGACATTTGAAGACATGCAAAAGGCGTATTTTGAGAAGAACCAGGTTAACTATGATCGACTAGCGAGCGGATATTAAGACAAAATTTGAATTTTGTAGAAAAGGTGTGAAAAGTGGGTATGAAGTTGTTGATTCATTTTAAGCATGGAGGATGTTCAGAAATAACCTATGAAACTAAGGAAGCAATGATGGCTAACTTCGATAAACTTAAAAAAGCAAACTTTAATAAAGGTGGTAAGTTTATTTCAAGTAGAACCATCATTCCATACAACGAAATCAAGTTTGTTGAAATTGTTGAAAACTAAACCAAAGCGTTATTTTAATCGAAAAGGGGCTGTGAAATATGAAGGATGTAAAAATTGAATATATCGGGGAAAAAGCAAGGATTACTGTAGACGGCAAGGAAATTGCATTTGCCAATAATACAATTACAAAGAAAGTAGCGGAGCAATTATTAATAAATTTAGAGATAGCGGGAGCTATTAACCTAACTATTGAAAACTGAACAAAAACGCTATTTTAATAGGAAGTGAGAAATAAGGAATGGAACGATATTACTTACCAGGACTTGAGGTTTTCAAACGTTATGATCATCGTGTTTGTAACAATTTAATACGTGGATATCATAGAAAACTAGCGGATAAGCATCAATATTTTGTACGCTATCAACTAGCGAAAGAACGACCTTTCTATACTGACGCTGGTTTGTCGGAAATCATTTCCGTTTTAGACAACGTTGAAATCATTAACTGTGACTGGACCGAAAAAGAGTGGAATGTAACTCCTTGGAATTATTTCGTAACTAACGGAAAGGTGTACGAAGGTTACAAGGATATGAACGCTTTCCCATTTGCACGTGGTTATAGCGGCGATGATGTAGGTAATAGAACTGATGACGGCTTTTACTTTAAATACTTCAACGGAAATAATTGCGCGTATTGGCGTGATCGTAATTCCAAAACGCCTACATGGCATTTAAGGTACGGTAACCAATACGTGAATTTACGTAATGATGTTTTCTACGTAGGTATTTTCGGAAGTACAAAGGCGACTAAAAACGCGCCAGTAGACTTTGTTTTACCACTACTAAAACAGATGAACGCTAAGAAGTGGCGAGGGTTTTACGATGATGAAATTGACTACATTTTAGAACAAACAGGCATTGATCGGATGCAAATCTAGTATAAGTTCGAAAGACTGATTAATAGAAACTAAATAAAAATTTCATTTTGTTGAAAAGGGAGGAATAAAAATGGGACAAGGTAACCGTGGAATGGCTTTCGAAATGCTTATCAATCTAGCGAACGAAATGTATCAACGAGGTGGAGTGGCGCTTATAAACAAGCGTCCGACTCCTGTAAAGGTGTTGAAGAGTAAGGGCAGCCAAGTGACAAAAGGATTCTATGAAGCTAAAAGTACGGTAGACTATGACGGTGTGTATAAAGGACGAGCTATCGCATTTGAAGCAAAGTCTACAGAGAATCCTGGACGATTTGATTTAAAGAACATCGCACAGCATCAATTAGATTATCTGGAGAAAGCAGAGAAGATGGGAGCGATTTGTTTCTTCCTTATTGAATTTAGTAAGGACAAGTCAATATTCGTTGTACCACTATCGGTTATTCAATCTTATATAAGGATGTCTCATCAACCGAAGGGCAAGAAGTCTATACCAAGAGCAGACTTTGATATTTATGGGTACTTAGTAGAACAGACAGAGCGAGCGTCAGTGGATTACTTACAATACGTAGATGAAGCAGTAGCGCCAGTTATGTTTGATGGAATGATTCAAATTGATCAGGACCATAAGAAAGTAGCGAAGAACATTGAAGCAGCAAAAGAAAAGATGGCCAACAAGAAACGTAAATTATTAAAGGCTTAATGGATAACGGAACCATGCAGAGTGGATGGTGGGGGCTACTCGCTATGCATGTTTCCATTATTCAACAAAGAGGTATTAAAATTTCACGTACCTTATGTAATGTTAAAAAGACAAATTCAGAAATAGGGGGATTCCTTCATGGAGAGACAATTAACTTTATTACCGGCTGTAGATGATAAGAAAGTACAAAAGGAAGTAGTAAGTGTATTAAAGGAATACAGAGCGCTCAAAATGCGATTGAGTAATGATGTGGAGCAGGAAGGAATCAGCTTATTCCCTGAGTTACGTGATTCAAGGAATACAAGTAAATGGAAGGTGCAGCAGGTAGAGAAAGCACTTCACAATTTATTAGATGAAGATGAGCGGAATATTGTTGAGCGTAAGTTTCTGACTAATGAGAGAGTAAAAGATTCAGATGTTTATCATGATCTTCTATTGAAGAAGACATATTTCTATGAGAAGAAGCAGAGTGCGGTTAAATTGATTGCTACAGCACTTGGAATCATCTAAAAATAGCGAACAAAACGCGAACTTTTTGGGGGACTAAATAAAATGCTAAAAATTATAAATTATATGTACAAGCCCTTTGACAACCGCATATCGAAGAGGATTAGTACACCTATAAGTGAAACGTTCTTATGCGAGAATGTCACGGTAACGTATACCGCATAGTAGGGCGGGCAAGGCGGTAAGAACCCGTGTTATGACGAAAAGACCAATGAATGTATTACAATGACATATTCCAGTGTGGCGGGTGTGAGATAACTCGCATTCGTCATGCTGTTTCTATTGTGTTTAGTGATCAGCTCAGAGACCGCCATGTCCTCTGGGTTGATGGTGAACATAGTACCTCTTATTCTCTGTTAATGTTGTTCTTGAAAATGGAAATGGGGTGATGGTCCATGATTGGATGATTACGCGTTTCTAAATATTAATAGGAATACAGAGATTCTTCATCAATTTAGAACGAATGATCAATTAATTTTAACGAATTACTCACATCTTTCGTTAGGCAAAGAGTTCCGCTCTTTGTTTGAACTAACATAGTGGAGCCTCCTCTCCATCCCCTTGAAAATATGTTAGTTCAAACAAGGCGTCGGAAGATTCATATACGTCTTGGATATAATAATTCCAGCTATATAAAATATTTGGTCAGCTAAGGTTATGCGACAGCCGATGTATTGACCGACTCTATGGAGTATAAACGAGAAGATTCCTAGTCTTCTCCCAGTCACCGAACGTAAAGCGCGTAGCTAATAAGAGCTAAAAAATTATATGATGCGGTGGCTCGGAGAAGGTTGAGAGTAATTAGCATCCGTAATGGGTGCTTTTTTTATTTGTTATATAGAAATTACACATTAAACGTGAAGTTAGACAGATTGATTGTTGTTAAGGAAAGATAAGGTAAGGGAGCGATGGAATGACTAGAGAAGAAATGATTCAATTCGTTATAGATGGTGGAAAAGAGTTTGGAGAAGATTACACTCTTAAAGGATTAGAGAATATGTCTGATGAGGAATTGAAGAAACAAGTTGAATGGGTGGATTATCTGTTAGGTAAGTAAGGAGAGATCGAATTGGATAGATGCTTCGCATGTGGAACATGGATGTCTGTTATGGAAACTAATGTCGGTGATAATGATGAAGATTTATGTAATGCGTGTTTTAAGGAACAGAAAGAGAAGGCAAGGAATTAAAGGGTGGATTGGGTAGACTTCTTCGGGATTCTAATATGGATAGTCATCTTTCGTATCTATTATCGATATGTTACAAAATAGAGATAGTTAACAAATTACAGTTGCGTATAACCGTATATACATTTTCGTTATATAAATTACTATAAAATATAATCATTGGTCTTTCTGTAAGAATACTATATTCTTACCTATTTACCTATACTTACGTTTTTACTAATTTATTATGATATCGATGTTGATTTAAAGTGAATTAATGAAATTATAGCATCCATTCGGGTGCTTTTTATTTTGGAGGAGGATGAAGGATGGAATATAAAGTTAATATCTTTGGAGACATTTATAAATTCAATGAGAAAGTGATTGAACTTTTAGAAAAACGTATGAAGGAAGACACTAATGTAACTAAGTCAAATAATCAAATGGAAAAAGTATATGAAGGATATAAAGCAATTGGTGAAATGTTGTTTTATATGAAAGAAGGATTAGTTGATGCTGGTTTTACTGAAGACCAAGCGATGCAATTTGTTATCCGAGAATATATAGAACAACGAACGGAATCTAAGGGATGAGTCATTTTGATTTCTTGCTAATTGGAATTTTGTTCGGCACATCATTCGGAATCTTCCTAAGCATTTTCATTGATAAATTTGTTGATAAACAGTTCAAGAAAGAACGAAAACAAATGGATTTTAAAATGAAATTTCTTAATGGAGATAAGGGGTGAGGATAAAGGATGAAGGTAGTTAGAGAACATAACGGTAAGTATTATCTAACGGAGTATTGTGAACCTTACGGATGGTATGCTGCTGAAATTAGCTATGAAGCATTTAAACTACTTGAGCATTTGGATGGTTTAAAAGATTTTTATAGTATTGATTGGATAGATGAGGATGTTTAAGCCATTAACAGTACAAGAAATAATAAAACTATATGAACAAGATAATATTATTAAGTTCTATAAGCATCCTTATTGGCGGAAGCACATAAGATTGTTAGCTCTCGAGCGAGATAATAGCGAATGTCAGGAGTGCAAGCGCAAAGGTAAGTATAGCAAGGGTAGGAACGTCCATCATATCAAGGAGTTACGTGACAGACCAGACTTAGCTTATACATTAAGCAACCTAGAAACATTGTGTATTCAATGCCATAACAAAGAACACAACAAAGAGAAGAACATAGTGAAGAAGCGTTGCACGATAGTAGATGAAGAGAGGTGGTAAGTGTGGACAGCTTAACGATACAAGGTAACACGTATGACTTAGATGTTATTAAACGTTTAGTTATTGCTGATTTACTTAAGATGACTGACGAAGAACACACAACATATGAACGATTCAATAAAGATATCTATAAGACTTATGTACAGATACGACACATATGTAATCCAAGAGCATGTGAGAAGACTACACTTGAAACAGTAAAGAAAAGTCTACGTGAACATTGGCTAGAACATTATCTAAATATGAATTTAACAGAAGCTCACATTGTTATTGAATATGCTGAGTTATTCTTTGGTTTAGCTATAAAATAATTTAAGATAAATTTCCTGAGACACCCCCCGGGTAAAATATAGAAACAATTTTGCTGGGGGACCGAGCAACGCGGGGGGGAGATTTGTCTTTTTATTTTTTGCTTTTCGCGCGCGGAACAGAGAAAAATGCATGTTATTTCGATATCTAAATTAATGAATGAAAGTGTGGTGATACCGTGACAATCAAGAAAAAGAACTATGAATTGGCTTTTGAAGACTATAAAAATGGCATGTCATACGCTGATATTGCTACAAAATATGGCGTTGCTGAAACTACTGTACGAGATACCTGGCGTAAGCGACATTGGAAAGAAACATTAAAAGAACATACTAACTTACGAGATAAGATCCGTGATGATTTACTAGGTCAAATGAGGTCAAACGGTGTCACTCACGGACATTTTCTTAATTTAGTTGAGGATTACATGGAAATGTGGGATATCAAGAACAATTTGATCGCTGATATCAAAGAACGCGGTGTATCTGTACTAGGTGCTAATGGTTTTATGAAGAAAAACGATAGCATTAACGAGTTGAATAAGACTAATACGCAAATGTTAAAGATTCTTAATGAACTTGGACTTAAAGCGGTAAGTGAGGAGGATGATGACGATGAAGCAGAAGTCTAATCTTCCTTATAAATATCACCCGTACATTGATGAGTATATACACAGTGTGGAAAGCGGACTCGTTAGAACTTGCAAGGAACAAAAACAACTAGTCGCTTTAGTTAAAAAAAACTTTAGACGATCCGAATGTTTATATCGATGCAAAGGCTATTGAGGATAGTGTTAAAGTTCCAGAGCCGTATTTCCCTTTTAAACTTTACGCTTGGCAAAGATTTGTTAATGCTTGCGTATATGGAGTTAGATATAAAGATACTAATCGTCTTGTTTGGAATCAATTTTTAATTCTAATGGGTCGCGGTGGCGGTAAAAATGGTTATGGCGGTTGGCATAACTTTTATCAGGTATCCAAACAATTTGGAATCGAAAATTACCACATTGAATGGGTTGCCACTTCAGAACAACAAGCAAAAACTACATTCCAGGACGTTCGAAATGTAATTGAACATCCTAAAAATAGTGTTTTGAAGAAGTCATTTAATACAACAAAAGTGATAATTGAACACAAAAGAAATAAATCTCACATCAAATACAACACTTCAAATGCTAGAACGAAAGATGGATTAAGACCAGGTGCCGTTTGGTTTGATGAAATTCACGAATATGAAGATTACGCTTCTATAAAAGTATTCCGTTCGGCTTTAGGTAAAGTAAAAGACGGACGAACTTTCTATTTAACTACAGACGGATACGTTCGTGGCGGCGTTTTAGACGACATGAAAGAAAAAGCGAGAATGGTTTTAAGTGGTGAAGTTGAAAATAGTAAATTATTCCCCTTTATTTGTAAATTGGATAGCGAAGAAGAAGTTGAAGATATAGAAAACTGGGTTAAAGCTAATCCCTCTTTGAAAGATAACACAGAACTATTCGAAACGATGAAAGAAGAATGGGCCGATTGTCAGACCAACATTCCGATGCATGTTGAATTCATGACAAAGCGTATGAACATTCCTAAACAGTTGTTCCAACATAAAATTGCTACTTATGAGGATATTTTAGCAACAGATCAACCTTTACCTGATGATTTACACAAATACGAATGTATTGGTGGTGTGGATTACGCAGAATTACGCGACTTCTGCAGCGTTGGTTTGCTATTTAAACGAGAAGGGAAGCGATATTGGATTCACCACACGTTTATATGGCATCAGGCATTGAAAATGCAGGATATTAATCAAGATATTATTGATATTGGTGTGGAAAAAGGACTCTTCACCATCGTCTACGATAAAGAAATCGAACCCAAACGTGTTATCAATTGGTTTTTAGACAAAGCAAAAACATACGATATTAAGCGTATCGCGATTGATAAATTCCGTTCTGTAGTCTTAAAACCTTTATTAGAAGAAGCTGGTTTCAACGAAAGAGTTGAGGTTGTGCGACGCGGTCCGTATATCCATGCGATGTTAGACCCGTTAATCCAACATTTATTTATCAATCATAATATTGTTTTTCACGATGATCCTGTTATGCGTTGGTATTGTGGAAATATCTACGTGGATGAACTAGGAAATGGATCAAAAGAATATAAAAAAATCGATCCTGTCAAAAGAAAAACTGACGGGTTTTTTGCATTCACACATGCCCTCAATTTCGACGGTGATCTTGAAGACTATGCAGTCGATTTAAACGATATGCACGTATGGTCATTCTAAGAAAGGGGGTGAAAAAATGGGTATTCGTAATCTTTTTAATTTTGTTTTAGGTACAAGTGATAATGGGACAACTCCGGATGTTGATTGTAGCGTAATGACACTTAAAGCTGAAATTGCTTATAAAAAATTGTATGTTAACGCTGCTATTGATCTAATCGCTCGTAGTTTAGTAGCTTGTGACTTTGAATCTTATCGAAACGGTAAGTTAAAGAGAAGTGTGAACTATTATCAACTAAATGTAGCGCCAAATAAGAATGAAAATGCTCATGAATTTTGGTGTAAGGTTGTTCATCAGTTAATTTACGAAAATGAAGCGTTAATTTTACCTATAGGAGAAGAACTGTGGGTAGCGGAATCGTTTCATCGCGAAACTACGAATGGTTTTAATGAGTATGTTTATAAAAACATTTCGGTTAATAACAATTTATTAACTACACCATTTAGAGGAGAAGACGTTCTGTACTTGAGTCTTTCTGAAGAGTCGATAAATAGTGTTATTGATAGTTTATATAGTTCTTACGGACTATTACTAGCTAAAGCGATGTCAGATTACAAAGGTAACGGAAGAATACGCTATCTCTTTAAGGGGAGTTTCATGACTTCATTAACAGATAAGGAGGGTGAAGCATCTAAAGCCTTATTTGAAGAAAAAATGAAGGATTATATGAACCCTGAAAAGTTATATTCCGTTCTTTTTCTTCCTAAAAACGTAGAGATGGAAGACCAAAGCAAAGATCCTAGAAATTTAGATACAAGGGATATTAAAAATCTCGCTAAAGATATGCTAGATTTCGTGGCTTCTGCTTTCCACATTCCACCATCACTATTAAGTGGAATACCGGACCCAGGCTCGAAAGAACAACAAGGTGATCTTGATAATTTCATACTTTTCGCGGTTCGTCCTATCGGTGAAATGATTGCAAATGAATACAACAAAAAAATGTTTACTCGTGATGAATATTTGAATAAAACATACGTTAAATTCAACATGGACAACTTCAAATTGTTCGATCTTACTAAGTTTGCTAATTCCGTTGACAAACTATTTGCAGTCGGCGGCATGAGCATAAACGATGTGTTAGAACGATTAGGAAAAGAGCAAATAAATGAAGATTGGGCTGACGAACGTTATGTCACTAAGAACTATGAGAGAGCAAGAATAAGCGGAACTATGGAAGGGGGTGAAAATGATGGAAATGGAAAAGATTCAACCGAAGTTCCTAATGATGGACAAACAGCCGGAGAGTAAGAAAGTTGTAGCTTACATGTACGGCGTTGTTGGTTCTGGTTGGTTCGGTGATATTTCAGCCGAAAAGACTCGTGAAATGTTCGACAATATTGATGCTGAGGAAATTGAGATTCGTATCAATTCTGGCGGCGGCGATGCGTTCGAAGGAATCGCGATTTGTAACTACCTAAGAAATCACAAAGCGCATGTAACTGTATTCGTTGATGGTTTAGCTGCTTCTGCTGCTTCTCTAATTGCAATGGGCGCCGATAAAGTAGTAATGCCTTCAAATACAACTATGATGGTTCATAGGGCTTCAACTTATGCATACGGTAATGCTGACTCTTTAGAGAAGCAAGCAAAAATGTTACGTGATGTTGACGACGCTTTGATTCAATCATATAGAAATCGTTTTAATGGCGAATTTCATGAATTAGAGGCGTTATTAGACAACGAAACTTACATGACTGCTGAAAAAGCCTTATCTTATGGGTTGTGCGACGAAATTGTTGATTCAATAGATAACAGTGTGGACGACAAAGAAGACGTCGTTGAAGAACCGGAACAACCTGCAGCTATCGAAAATGAAGCTGACAGACGTGAAATCAACGCTGAGAAATCAGCAAACTTTATGGTTTCATTATTAAAATCTATCAAACTATAGGAGGTACTTTACAATGGGTAAAGACTTAGAAACGAAATTTGAAAATCAACAGAATTTAAGTAAAGTTTTAGCTGAAGGAACAGAAGAACAAATGAATGCCGCTTTAGTACAATTCGCACAAGGTATTCAAGATAAAATTTTAGCACAAGCATCTGTGCAATCTAGCGATCAAGCTATCTTAGCTGCTCGTGGCGGACGTGCTTTAACTAGTCAGGAAACGAAATACTACAATGAAGTAATTGCAGGCAACTCTTTTGCTGGTACTGAAGCATTAGTTCCGCCAACTGTTATTGAACGAGTATTTGAAGACTTAGTTCAATCTCACGAATTACTATCTAAAATTAACTTTGTAAATGTTGGGGCTTTGACTGAATGGATCCTTAAAAAAGGCGACATCCAAACAGCATTCTGGGGCAAATTATGCAATGAACACAAGGAATTACTTGACGAAGGTTTCGAAACGATCAATATCACGCAATACAAATTATCTGCTTTCATGCCTGTATGCAAAGCAATGCTTGATCTTGGCCCAACATGGTTAGACCGTTATGTTCGAACTGTACTAGTTGAATCTTTAAAAATCGCTTTAGAACTAGCTATCGTAAAAGGTACTGGTAAAGATCAACCTATCGGTATGACGAAAGATTTATTAACTGTTTCTAACGGCGTTCATGCTGATAAGCCTGTAACGGGTACTTTAAAAGACCTTTCTCCTTATACATTAGGAAACATTATGGCGTTACTTACTCGTGACGGAAAACGTAATCCTGAAGATGTAATGTTAATTGTTAATCCAGTTGATTACTGGGCTAGAGTTTACGGTTACACTACACGTCCTAATGCTGATGGAACTTACGCTTACAATGTTCTTCCGATTCCAGGTTCATTCGTTAAATCGCACGCTGTTGACAAAGGGAAAATGATTGTAGGTATGGCGAAAGATTACTTCTTAGGATTAGGTGGGGCACAACGATTAGATGTGTATGACCAAACTCGTGCTATCGAAGACGAAGATTTATACATCGCTAAAATGTATGCTAACGGTCGTGCTGACCGTAACGATTCATTCTTAGTTTACGATATTACTGGTTTAGTTGATCCTAATGCGGAAACTCCACCAGCAGCTAAATAAGGAGTGATCCTTAATGGAAGAAAAACAATTGAAGGTGGCCTTAGTGTCACCTTTTGATTTGCTTGATGATGTGAAAGAAGCACTAGCGATTACGTGGGATGAGGAAGACAATAACATCGTAAAGTTAATAGATCGTTCTGTTTACTATATCAATGACTTAGTAGGCGTTGAACTTGATCTGAAAGTCAACTTATCCGCACGTGAGTTAGTTATAAACCGCATTCGATACGAGTATAACAACGCATTAGATCAATTCGAAATTAACTTTGAACAACCACTTTCAAGACTGATTCTACATGTAGCCCTAAAAGAGAGGGAAGTGTAATGGCGATTGAACGGCATAGAAAGACTTATAATGATGGGATTGCTAGTGTTATGACGAGAAAGTCGATTCGGAATGACGCTAAAAAAGTAATCGGTCATGAGTATGTGGAGATTTTAAAACTTAAATTCTCGGAACTTTCGTGTCGCGAAATTGATATTCAGCTTGTTGAAAGTATTGGCAAACAGTTAGATTTGAAAATCGAAACGTTGTACGCTCCTATATTTAAAGATAAAGATGTGGACAAATTAACTCTAAAATTACACGGTGTTTCCTATAGCATTGTCAAGGCTGATCGTTTTAAAAATAGTATGTATTTATATCTACAAAAGGTCGGTGGTCTTGATGACACAAAATGATTCGTTTGAAAAGTATAATACGAAACTTGTTGAACATTTAGAAACGTTTTTTGCTGGCGCTCAAGTTTATCAAGATATCGTACAGGAAGATGAAGTTAAACTATCCGAAATTAATCATGTGGTGTTTGAAACTGGCGGATTTGAGAAGACTGGTTCTGTTAATTACAGTCAAGAAGTTACAGTTTATTACTTTTCGGAAAATCGTGAAGACTTAGACTTACTTCAATTAAGTTTTATGAGTTCACTTGGAAAAAACCGGTCACGTTTGTAACAAGACATCTAAAGGTAAGATGCAAAAGAAAGATACGGAATTCTTTGTTGATGTAATTACATTCGAACTGAAAAGGAGTGTTCGACTTGTCTGCTAAATTTAGCGTTGATTCAGCGCAATTTGAAGCGTATCAAAGGAATGTTGAACGATTACCAAACGTTGCAGAGAAGATCATTAATGAAGAGTTAAAAAAGAAGATTTCACCAATTATGCAAAAGTCTATCCTTGGATTAATCCCTATTTCAGATAGAAAAAAACCGCATGCCAAACTATCTAAGTCTATTCAAGGAACTTTAAAAGAAAACCTAACTTTAACCTTAAAACCTAAAGCTAAATACGCTTATCTAGTGTTTCCTGATTTAGGTGTTGGTAAAAGTAAGGGGAATGATCCTGAAAGATTTATGGAGCACGGTGTGGATAGAGAAACAAACAAATCTGTTGAAGAGCTTAATAAGGCCTTGATAGAAGAAATTAATAAGACATTAGGAGGAAATTAAATGCCTACAACTACTATTGACGTATTTGATGCCGTCGAGATTAAAAACGCAAGTTTACTTTTTAAAGATGAAGCAGTAACAAGCCCTTTCGGATGTATCGGTAAATTAGATGCAGAAACGGAAATCAAATCAATCTCAAAAATTTGTGGTGGTGTAACTAAAAAGAAAAAAGCTAAACCAACACAATTAACTGTTAAAATCTCGGGACACATGGACTTAAAAGTGGCTCGTAAAATTTTCGGACTTAAAAACGAAGGTTTAATCAATGATGTGTACTCGTACGGGATTGAAAGTGTGGGGGAAGACTTCTCATTCGTCGCTGAAGAATACGATACATTCGAAGATAATAACCGTTTAATCGCGTTCCCTAATTGCTCTGCTGCTACTGGATTTGTTAAGAGTATCGAAAATGGAGCGGACGAGTTAGCTGAATTCGAAGTAGAAATTACAGCTTTACCTGACGCTTATGGTGAATTCTATTATGAAGGTATTAACTTACCAGCTGATGTTCAAACAAAATGGTTAACTAAATTTGATCCTGCTGAACTACGTAAGGTTACTCCATAACAAAAAAATATGAAAATACCTAGGGCGCTCTAGTTAGCGCTCTTTAATTTTGTCTAAAAGGAGAGATTTAAATGTTAGAAACTATCACATTAGTAAACCCGGAAACAAGAGAAGAAAAGGAAGTAAACGTAAACGCCAACTTGACAGCGTGGACACTTTTCAATTTAGAAAAAGAGAAAATCATTAGCAAATCGTTTCTAAGCACATTATTAAGCACGGGTAACGAAAGAAGTATGGATTTATTGGATTCTATCCGCGTTGTTTATGCAGCTTATCGTCAAGCTAACGGAACGGACTATTTAGATTTCGAATCATTCATGAAACAGTATGAAGTCGATATGACAGAAGCACTTGAAATTTTCGGTGCTGTATTAGGTAAACAGAAAAATAAAAACAAAATGGCACAAGGTTTCCAAAATAAAGCGAAAAAAAAGGCTTAAAACTTCCTGAATTCGAAATTGAGTGCGTCGTAGACCTATACAGTTTATACGTATTTATTTTTGAAATCTCGGAAAAAACTTTCTGGCATTTACCTTTACGTGATGTTCAAAGAATAGCAGAAAACAAAAGTGCTTACGAAGGTTGGAAAGCTTACCTTCAGGAGAAGGAGGGTGAAAAATAGTGGCTGGACCTTCAAAAGAAACCGTTATAAAGTTTAGGGCTGATACAGCGGATTATAAAAAGAATATTAACGATATAAACCGCGAAAATAGAGCCTTGAATCAAGAATTAAAGTTGACGCAAACACAAATGAAATTGACTGGATCAGAAGTCGACAAACATGCAACTTCTCTATCCACACTCGAGAAACAATACGAACTAGCTAAAAGGAAGACACAAGAAACAGCCCAACAATTACAAAGAGCGAAGCAAGTGTGGGGAGAAAACTCTACAGAAGTAAAAAAGCTCGAAGAAGCAATGAGAAAAGCTCAAATTGCTGAAGCTGAAATGTCAAATAAGATTCAATTGACGACACAAGCGTTAGATCGTGCTCGGCAAGCTGAAGCAGAAAGAAATAGTGAAGTAGGTAAGTCAAAACAGAAATTAAACGAATTGCAACAAGCTGAAGCGAAATTGGTAACAGAAAGCAATAAATTAAAATCATCTTTAGAACAAGAACGAGTTGCTTTAGGTGATAGCTTATCAGCTTCAGAAAAACTACAAATGCAACAACGTCATTTGGGAGAACAGTTAGAATTATCTGCGCGTTCTGTCCATAATTTAGAGCAACAATTAGAACATGCTAAAACAGCATATGGCGCAAATTCAACCGAAGTTAACAAATTAGAAACAAAGTTAAATGAAGCTAGAACCGCTGAAATGCGATTAAAAAATGAAGTCGAACAAACAAGTACATCGTTAAGGGAACAAGCAAATGTTGCTGAACGAACAGGTAATAAATTAAAAGAAGTAGGAGAAAAGACAAAAGAAATCGGTAAAAACCTAACTAGTACCGTAACTCCTGCAATCGCTGGTGTAATGGGCGTTACTGGTAAGTGGGCGAACGATTTCGACACTTCCACAAAACAAATTCAGGCATCATTAGGCTTAACAGCTAAAGGTGCGGAGAATGTGGGTAAAGTAGCCGAAGAAGTATTCTTACACGGCTGGGGTGAAAATTTACGTGAAGTAGATAATGCTGTAATGAAAGTCTGGCAAAACATGAAAGACGTTCCGCTCGAGGAATTACAAAACGTTACTGAAGGTGTTATGGCTCTTTCTAAAACGTTTGATGTTGATTTGAGCGAAACAACTCGCGGTGCTTCTGCATTAATGACTCAATATGGTATGGATGGCGCACAATCACTCGATCTTATTACAGCTGGATTACAAGCCGGACTTGATAAATCTGGTGAATTTACGGATAACCTAGCTGAATATACGCCGTTATTCAAACAAGCGGGATTCACTTCTGGCGAAATGTTAAACATCTTAAAAAACGGATTAGATGCTGGGGCTTACAACTTAGATTATGTAAATGACCTGGTGAAAGAATTCGGAATTACAGTCCAAGAAGATTCAAAAGGTGTTGCGGATGCATTTGGTGGACTTTCAAAAGAAACGCAAGGATTATGGGAACAATTTAAAGCCGGTAAGAAACCTGCCGCCGATGTATTTAAAGCAGTAATTGGCGAATTAAAAGGTATGGATGATCAGGTTAAAGCAACTCAAATTGGCGTAGGTCTTTTTGGAACAAAATTTGAAGATATTGGAAATCAAGGCGTTTATAGTCTGATTGATATCAATAAAGAATTCGAGAATACAAAAGGTGCAATGGCTGACGTTGTTATGATTCAAGAAGAAGCGTTTGGACAAAAAGCACAATCGTTATATCGTGAACTTCAAAAAGCGTTAGAACCTTTAGGGAAAGTTTTTCTAGAACTAGCCGAACAAGCATTGCCAGTTATCAAGGATGCTATCGAGTCCTTATCAGATGCTTTCAGTAAACTATCACCAGAAACTCAAAAAGTTATAGGTGTAACATTAGCTGTCATAGCCGCCTTAGGACCATTAATGCTAATAATAGGGCCATTGATATCGGGAATAGGCGGAATAATAGGAGTTGTGACCACTGTCGTCGGCTGGATTGGTAGTTTTGCTAGTATTATCGGAACGGTAGTTACTGCGATAGCTGCGTTTGTTGGTGCTCCTGTAGCCACTGTAGTTGCGGCGATTGTTGGAATTATTGCAGTTGTAACACTTGTGATTGCTATATTTAAAAATTGGGGTGGAATAACTGACTGGTTAAGTGAAAAATGGGATGAATTCTCTGCATGGATGTCTGATTTGTGGGATGGAATTGCTGAAGGAGCGTCAGAAGGTTGGGATTCTTTAAGTAAAACTGTATCTGAAGGATGGGATTCCGTAGTTGAATACTTCAGTGGCGCATGGGAAGATTTTAAAACTGGATGGTCTGATTTCTGGACTGCATTTGGACAAATAGCGAGTGATATGTGGACAGGAATAAGTGACTGGTTCTCTGGTATTTGGGACGGTTTCACTCAAATTTGTTCTGATGCATGGGAAGGGATAAAAGAGGGATTCTCTGCATTCTGGGAAGGCTTGAAAACTATTGCTCAAACCGCTTGGGATATTCTGTTTAATATTATAACCTTCCCATTACGATTACTTTTAACTGCATTCATTTTGATTTGGGAACAGATAAAAGAGCCTGTACTGGAATTTTGGGAGTGGATTAAAGGTTATATAAAAGAAGCATGGGATTCTATCACTTCAACATTCAACGAATATATGGATAAGGCTAAAGAAATTTTCAACACTGGCTGGAATGCTGTTAAAGATTTCACTTCTGAAGTTTGGGAAGGTATAAAAACTATTCTTGGTGATGCGTGGAAATGGATAACAGATACAGTGGAATCTTTCGTTGGTCCTATTAGAGATAGTATTAAGCAAAAATGGAATGAAGTTTCTAACGCAACGTCAGAAGCGTGGAATAAAGTTTCTACTGTTGTTGGCGATAAATGGAATGAAATTTCTAATAAAACAAGCGAGAAAGCTGCGGATGTAAAGCAAAAAACAACGGATGGTTGGAACTCTGTTAGAGAAGCTACTTCTCAAAAATGGAATGAAATTTCTGGAAAGGTTTCTGAAGCTTGGACGAAAATTTCTAATGATACGCGAAGCAAAGCTGATGATGTGAGAAGCAAAGTTGATGGCGCTTGGAACACGATAAAATCAATATCTTCTGGTATTTGGAATAGCATCGTTTCTACTGTGTCCGGATATTGGGATTCTATGGTTTCAAAAGTTCAATCTAAGTTCGATACCATAAGAAGCAAAATTTCTTCAGCTTGGGATTCGGTAAGTAGCACATTAACTTCAGTATACAGACCAATTCAAAGCGCGATTGACTATTTCGGCGATCTGTACCACGGTATCACTAGATGGCTAGATAAAATCGTTGGCAAAATTAGAAACGCGTGGAACTCTGCTGGTGATATGTTAAACAAGTTAAATCCCTTTAGTTCATTCAGTATAAGTGTGGATGACAATACCGAAAGGCCGTCGTTAGCACCTCGTAGTTTCGCTGCTCCTGCTTTAGCATCACCAATAGCACCGATGATGGCATTTGCTCCTACAACGTTCGCAAGTGGTGGAATTCTAGGAGATGCAATGTCAAAAGTCAACGGTATTCTAAGCGGTGGCGGAATGCTTTCAGGTTTACCTAGTTTAGCCGGAAATGCACTTGCTGGTAAGGCTGGAATGAACGTTATTAATAATCAACCACAACAAATCACAAATGAAGTTACTTTCCACACTACTGTTAGAAATGAAAGTGATATGAATAAAATGTTTGAAAAAGCTGATGATTGGTTTGCTCAAAAAGGGCAATCTTTAAACGTTGGAAAAGGAGGTTCCAACCGTGTTTGATATCCGAATAAATGATGAATTAGGGCAAGACTACCATCTTTGTATGGTAGATCGTCCTAAAATTCCGACTGCTAAAAAGAAAGTTGAATTTATCGAAATTGACGGAAGAGAAAACGGCGCTTTAACAAAAGAAAAAGGTTATGAAGATGTTGAATTTATAGTTGAGTTTAATTTACTGGAAGATGAAAATATCAAACCTTTATTAAGAAAAATAAAAGCGTGGATAATGAACGCTAAAATCGTTTCATTTACCGATGATTACGTTTATAGAAAGATAAAATCTGTGGAAATCGGTGATATTGAAAACGAAATAGAGGAATACGGAAAGTTCCAAGTTACATTCAAGTCCGATCCCTATGAATATGCTATTGAACAACCTTTTACGTTAACTACTCCTGCTACGATAATGAACCAGGGAACGTTGCATTCTTTACCTAAATTAACAATTTACGGAACGGGAAATATAACAATACAAATCAATGGGATCTCATTCCAAATTAAAGGTGTTAATCCTTCCGTAATTGTTGATTCTGATTTAATGGAATGCTACTACAATACTACTCCTATGAACGACAAAATGGTTGGGAAATTCCCTATATTTAAAGAAGGAGAAAATACGATATCGTGGACAGGAAGCGTTGATATGATTGATATCGAAACAAGGTGGCGATACATTTGAATTTGATTACACTTTATAAACCAAACGAAACCGACTTTACTCACAACGGAATAGGGATACTTGATAATAACATTTATGAAGCTGAAATCGAAGAGGTACTGAACGGTGTTTACACGCTAAGATTTAAATACCCTCTATTCTCTCCGCACGGATTAGAAATAGACGGGCAATGTTTAATCAAGGCTCCAACACCAGACGGAGATCAATTGTTTCGTGTGGCTAATCCTCATCCTTCTGACGGTGTATTACAAGTATTCTGTTATCATATTTTCTATGATTTAGTAGATAACTTTATAGAAGATACGAACATTGTTAATAAATCAGGTACAGGTGCTTTAGAACAAATAAAAAGCAATTTACAATACGCAACTAGATTTGAATTCTTTAGCGACATTACAAAGGTTAATAATGCGCGTTTAGTACGTAAAAACCCTGTAGAAGTATTATTGGACAGTGGACAAGACAATTCATTCTTGAATCGCTGGGGTGGTGAGTTGAAGCGAGATAACTTCAACGTTAGAATGCTAAACGCTCGCGGTCTTGATCGCGGTGTCGTAATTCAACATAAGAAAGATTTGCTAGGATATGAAGCAAGCGTGGATTGGCAATCTGTTATTACAAAGATAATGCCACAAGGGGCAGATGAACTTCTATTACCCGAAAAGTATGTTACTAGTCCATTAATCAATAAATATGTTAATCCTAAGATTAGGAAAGTTGAATTCCCTGATATTAAAGCGAAACAAGGTAACAACGCAAATGACGAAGAAGCATTGCCACTACCTCAAGCATTAGATAAATTACGTGCTGAAGCGAAAGCATTGTTTGATGTACAACATGTGGATCAACCACTTGCCACTTACAACATTAAGTTTCAGGAGTTATCCCAAACGGAAGAATACAAAGATTTTGCTGTTATGCAGCGCGTTTATATGGGTGATACCGTAACGGTGCAACACTTAGACGAAGGTATTGATGTAAAAGCTAAGGTTGTAGCTTATAAATACGATCCGTTAAACCAGGAATATACAGACATCACAATCGGTAATTACAAGGATTCATTTGCAGATGTGGGCAACAAGATAGATAGAATAAAAGACGATATTGAAGGCATGGAATCAAGCATGTTAGATAAAGCGAAACAAACTGCAACGGATTTAATTAATAGCGGTTTCGGTGGTTATGTCCGTGTATATCCTGACAAAATTCTAATTATGGATACAGATAAAGAAGCTACAGCTCAAAAAGTGTGGCAATGGAATATTAATGGACTCGGTTATTCTAAAACTGGTATTAATGGCCCATATGGTTTAGCAATGACTATGGACGGTTCGATTGTAGCTGATTATATAACAACTGGATTGTTAAGTGCTTCATTAATTCGTGCTGGTGTTGCTAAAGGGAATAATATAACAATCGATTTCGATGCAGGAAGTGTTTCTTTCCAAAAGGGAACAATCGCTAACACAGCAGAAACTTTCGAAATAAACGTTCAAGATGGTTCAATTAAATCTTCCTCAAGCAATGGAGGGTTTAACTTAAAGAACGGTATCATGACTTTATTCGGTAGCGGTGGGACTGAATACGGAAAAATACAATACGATTGGACAAACGGAGGGGCTTCTTTATTAGGAAAGAGTAGATGGAACGTTTCTAGTTATAATGCTACATTCGGATTCGGCGTTAATAAAAGCGTTGGAACTGGAATATACGGAACGAATGCATTAACTTATCTATTTGGACAAGATCAATTAATGATTTCGGCGGGTAATTCTTACACGTTAGAAGCTAGTATAACTGCTGTTCCACGTATTTATTTCTACGATGACCGTTTGGAAATAGGCGCTAAAAACGTAAATGTGAATGCTGATTTCCGTGTACTAGGCGCTAAAAATGCCGTCCACGTTTCTCGAAAGGGAGTTGTGGCCACTCCTGCATATGAAACAGCAGAATCATATTTAGGTGATATCGGAACAGCTACAACAAATGAAGAATGCGAATGTATTGTGGATATAGATTGTGTTTTTACCGATATAGCAAACACGCGAATCGAATATCAAGTTTTTGTTAGTTCGTATTGCGATTCTAATATTTGGGTATCAGAACGAAATGAAAAATATTTTGTTGTTAAATCAAATAAACCTTTATCAAAATTCGCATGGGAAATTAAAGCTAAAAGGATCGGATATGAAAGTGATCGTTTAAATGTCCAGGAAGATATGGATAACAACGAAATAAAACGTTTGTACTGTCCTGCAATAGCTAATTGGCAACTACCAGAAGAAAGGAGCGTGGAAAGCATTGAAGACTAAACTAATTCTAGACATTCGCAAAACACAATACGCTCAATTGAATTCGATTGTTATGGGTAGGGTAGGTGATAAAGCTAGTAATACTGTTGATGTATATGTTGTTGATGGTTTTGTTCCATATAATCTAACTGGAAGTGATGTATATTTTGAATGTGCTAAACCCGACAATACTTCTGTAAGAGATAAGAACGGAATCGTTATGATAGATGCAGCTAAAGGGCATTTTGAATACACATTCCCAGCACAAACTTTTGCAGCTGTTGGAAAATCTAAACAAGCATATTTCACTGTGGAGAAGAATTCAACTGTAAAAGCTACAACTCAAGACTTTATCATTGTTTCCATACCTGATGCATTAACTAATAGAATTCCATCGCAAACTTACATTTCTCAATTAGAAGAATTAATTTGGCAACTAGAACAAATAGAATTAGATTTGTTGAATAGCGCAGCGTATCAAGAAGCACATGATGCGAAGTTATTCGCTGAACAGGCTAAATTGATTTCTGAAAGTGTAAAGGCTCAATTGGATCAGATTGTTATACAAGGTTCGATTGACCCGGAAACAAAGCAAGCTCGTGTTGATGAAACAGGCTTTGCATATCCTTTATTAAAAGATCGTATTGATGCTTTAGCTAATAAATTTAACACTCTAGATACAGAAGTAAAAAATGCTAGAAAAGATAATAAAAATAAGACACACGCTACATTAAAAGAACACCTTGACGCAATGCATACTGAAATTGATATGCTTTACGCAAATAAAATATTTGTTGAAAATTTCCCTAATATAGTTCCTGAATCTGACGATACACCAAGGATAAGACGCGCTATAACCGCTTTAAATTCATTAGGTGGCGGAGAATTATTATTTGCCGGAAAAGAGTATATAGTCAGTGCTGAAATAGGATTACCATCAAATATATCTGTTTCAGGCGTAAAAGGGAAAACTATACTTAATGGTAAAACAATGCGTGTATCCACAACTACCGACTGGGCTTATATTTTCACTGTATTCGGAACAACACTTAAAAACATTCAGTTTTCTGGTAACTTATCAGAAGGTGATACATCAGCGACTATGATCGGAGACTTTACAGGAATTAAAGAAAATATGATTTTATCAGTAGCATCGGATCAGCCGTATATGGACGGGTCGACTTTAGGAATAAGACGTGGGGAAATACAAAAAATAGTTGGCGTAGATGATGCCAATAAAAAGATTACTTTCGGGGAAGGGTTAATGTTTTCTTATACAAACAACCCTAATTTAAAAGCGTTCATTAATATTCCAGCTTCTAATGTATCCATAAAGAACATCGAATTCATTCTAGGCGGAAAAAACACTGGACATGGTGCTATCAATGTATCAAATGCTATGAATGTCAAAATTTCTGGAATAAAAACTGATGGAGCTGAAAATATCGGCGTCAGCCTGTTGAACACTTACGGATTCTCTGTAACTGATTCAACATTTATAAATTCAACATCACCTTCATTCTTGGGTTGGAACAGTGGTTATGGTGTGTTAGCTGGAAATAGCGCGTGCTACGGTAATATCGAAAACAATACATTTTCAAATTGTCGTCATGGTGTATCTGGTGGTGGTATCCCACCCCATCACGTAGATATTAAAGATAATCTTTTAACTAATTGTAGAATCGGTTATGCGTTGGACGCTCATGAACCTTGTTATCATTGGAATTTCATCAATAACACTGTTGTAGGTTGTATGGGTGGAATCACTATAAGAGGTCAATTCTGTACGGCTAGACATAACAAAATGAATAATATATCTGGTGTAGGTATTTTAGTAGAATCTGATAGCCCAGCTCCTTTTAGAAAAGGAATTATTATCGAGAATAATTACATTAAGAAAACAGGATCATATGCAATCTTCTGTGATGGTTCGAAAGCTCCTTTTAAGGAATTGACTGTAAAGGGTAATACTTGTATCACTACAGATAAAGTTTTTATTAGAAATGGAGATAACTTAACAATTGAAGGTAATTCGATAGATCAGGAATTTAATCCTTCAGATAGTAGGATTTCTTTAGATATAAGTACTTTTAATAACGTTACAATAAATTCTAATAAAATATTAGGCATCGGAACGTACGGAATACAAATGAATACAATTAATGGCGTAACTATATCGGATAACTTATTCAAAAGAGGAGACGCCGATGTATCAACAGCAAACGATGGAATCAGAGCAACTGGATGCAATAATATTATTATAACTAATAATAATTTTGACCGCCTTAAAAGATTCGCTGTTTACACATCAACTTCAGATAACATTGTATACACTCAAAACTTAGAAAACGTCGGAAACACTAGTAAACGTTCGTTTGAACTAGCTACAAACGTAATCATTAACGATAACATAAATGACACGCCTAACTGGACAAATCTATCCACATCATTTGGTACTATACCGGATAGACCATTTAGATATAAAAAGGCTTATAATTCAGTTACGATTACAGGATCAGTAACTAGCGCGACAAATGGAACTGTATTTGCTACGTTACCAGCCGGATTCCGCCCTATTCAAGATATGGTATTCGTTGTAATGGATGCTAGTGGATCGAAAGCTGTCGAGTTAACAATAAGAAGTAATGGCGGAATGGTATTACAACAATTAACAACCAACGCAACTGTCCACATATCAGCTACATTCAACATTTGATGTAATGCTAGAAAATTTAAAAATAAGAAACCAGAGCAGCAGTTATAAGCTGGTCTTTTTATTTTGCCCAAAAAGCGGATGGGAATTTAATATAAATTAAACTTATTTATTAGAAAATCAAACAAAAAGGTATGGTATCCTGCCTAATATATGTAAAATATAAGATAGATATATAAAAAAATAGTTTTTACGTAGGCAGGAGCGTACTCTAATGAATAATAACGAGAATTTGATATACCGTAGACAATTTTTACTAGGTTCAGAGACAATGACCATTCGAAAAGGTTGGAAAAAGATAAGGTTAAATAACGAATATTGCGTGACTGCTCATCCAGACTTATCAGTCATGCAAGTTTCTTCAAATAATATACAGCTAACTTTGTTAGGATATTTATTTGATCCTTATTGTCCCAAAAATTCAAATGAAGATATCCTAAATAGGATTAGCGAAGAGTTAACGACATTCGATGATTTATGTTCTAAAACATATTCATTAAGCGGAAGATGGATTATTATCTTCAATGATGGAGTTAATATTAAAATATTACATGATCCATGTGGAATGAGACAGATTTATTATACTTCTCACGATGGGAAAACATGGTGTGGTTCTCAACCTAATATCATTGCTGAAGAATTAGGTCTAAAAGAAGATACTGATAAAGATGTTTTAGATTTTGTGAAATCTTCTTATTATGAAAATCAAGAGCGAGCATGGGTCGGAGATGGATCTATCATTCAAGGGGTAAAACATTTGCTTCCTAATCACTATTTAGATTTAAAAACAGCAGCAGTAGAAAGATTCTGGGTAGATGAAGAAAGCAAAGAACTCAATGTCAATGAGTGTGTTGAAATAGTAACGTCTATCCTTAAAGGATCACTTGCAGCTGCTAACAATCGTTTCGATATGATGTTGGCTGTTACTGCTGGTTGGGATAGCAGAGTTTTGCTTGCTGCTTCTAAAGATATTAAGAATGATGTTTACTATTTTGTAAGTACTATGAACAAATTAACATCTAAAGATGCTGACATTTATGTTCCTGTTAAATTGCTAAATACACTTAATTTAAAATTAAACATTGTCAAAGAATTAAAACCTTTAGATGATATGTTCAAATCAACATTACAAAAAAATGTAAGTATGGCTAGAGACTTACCAAAAACACAAACGATATATTATGCTTATAACAACTTCGAAGGTAAAGTGAATATTAATGGTAACGCAAGTGAAATTGCAAGATGTTACTTTGACTCAAAAAGGCCATCGGATAATATTGATGGTTATCAGTTAGCTAAAATGGAAGGTTATTCTTCATTACCTTATGCAGTGTCAAGACTAAATGAATGGCATGATTCAGCAATATCAGTTTGCGAAGAAAATAAAATTGATATTCTAGATCTGTTCTATTGGGAGCAAAGAATGGGGAATTGGGGAACGATGTATCAAGCTGAACAAGATATTGCGATTGAAGAATTTTGTCCGTTTAATAACAGAAGATTACTTATTGCTTTATTAAAGTTAGGGAAAGAGTACCGTCAAGGTCCAGAACACATTATTTATAAAAAAATGATTAATTCGTTGTGGCCAGAAACTCTTTCTGAACCTATTAATCCATTAAACTTTAAAGCGCAAGTAAAGAAACAAATTTTAAAGATGATGCCATCTTCTTTGAAGAATAAAATCAAGTCCACTATAAGAGTAATGAAATAAACTGTAATAAAAGATGGATAATACAATTTATTCATCTTTTATTAATTTACGTTTGTATTCTTGATCTCTCTTTATGTAAGATAGATAGGTACTAATATAAGGAGATTGATTATGAATACAATTAAAACGGTCAAAACACCGCGCATAGGAATGATGGCATTCCTGCTAATTTTTTCTTTAATGTTAGGATCTTATAACATTAATGTTGGTTTTTCTTTGAAACCATATATGATTTTTATATGTTTTATTATTTTATTTTCTATTTTCAAATTAGAATTTCATAAGTTAATGAGCTATGAAATTTTAATGCTATTGTTTTATTGTTTATATTGTTCGACAAGCCTATTTGCAAAATATCCTATGGAAAGCTTGAGATTAATAGTTGCTATAATAATTACGATAAGTTCATATTTCATTATGAGATATGTTTTGAGTAGATTAAGTATTAGGCAGCTTGAAAATACATTATCAGTAAGTGGTATTGTATTTAACTTTGTTTCTCTTATGCTGTATGTATTAGGAGCTTATTTGTTAGGATTCCATTTTACAGGAAATCGAATAAACTCATTAGGCTTATTAATGGATAGAGGAATTCCTAGGTTAATTGGAACTTTCACTGATCCAAATATATTTGCGTTTTGTAACTTTATTTTCTTTTATTACTATTTGACGCATTTAAACCGAAAAGGTTCTAAAATAGGGATATTATTAACAGTCGTTACATTATTACTAACATTTTCTCGTGGAGCTTTTGTAGCAATAGCTTTTGGAATTTTACTGTATTTTGTAGCTGCAAAAACTAAAACAAAAATTAGAATGATTATATGGGGAACAATTTTCGTTGTAGGCATGATTTATTTTGCTCAATCGTACTTCAATATCGATGTAGTAAAAATTATCACTGATAGGTTCACCGAAGTTCAGGGGGATGGAGCTTCTGGACGATTTGACATTTGGGAAAATGGTCTTAAATTATTTTCTGACAACCCATTTCTCGGAATAGGGATTTATAACTATCGTTCATACAGTAATTATTTATTCGGAATTGATCATTATATGCATAACACATTCTTAGAAGTATTGACTGAATCCGGAATGGTAGGATTTATTTTGTATTCACTGTTTTTCCTTGGTTTGTTTAAAATGTTTTATAAAAACAGAAAGCAAAAACATAGTACCAATTATTTATTCTTCACATTATGTTCAATGGGTGTGATGATGAGTTCACTGTCATTAATCACAAATGAAAATTTCTTTTTATTCCTGGCAATTTGTTGGAGATATTTCTATGAAAACAAGAAAATGCAACAACAAGAAACTGATGGTGAGACGTTAAAATTAACAGCTTAATAAAGATTACAAAAGAGGACCAAGGCGGTTCTCTTTTTTATTTTTCACAAAAAAGGAGATGGAAAAATGGAAGATGCAATTTTCAATTCAGTTATTCAACAAGGAGCATTCGCAGCGTTATTCGTGTGGATGCTTTTTACTACGCAAAAAAAGAATGAACAGCGTGAGGAACAATACCAATCGGTAATCCAAAAGAACCAACAAGTTATTGAAGAACAAGCAAAGGCTTTTGGATCTATTTCTAAAGATGTAACAGAAATTAAACAAAAACTTTTTGAAGGAGACGATAAATAATGGGACATATTGTAGATATTTCAAAATGGAATGGTGATATTAATTGGCCTATAGCAAAGCAACATATTGATTTTATTATTGCACGTGTACAAGATGGTTCGAATTATGTGGATCCATTATATAAGGGATATGTACAAGCCATGAAACAACATGGCATTCCTTTCGGTAACTATGCATTCTGTCGTTTCGTTTCTGAGAATGACGCACGTATAGAAGCTCGGGACTTCTGGAATCGTGGAGACAAGAGCGCAACAGTCTGGGTTGCTGATGTAGAAGTGAAAACAATGGATGATATGAGAGCAGGAACGCAAGCTTTTATCGATGAACTACGCCGATTGGGCGCTCAAAAAGTTGGTTTATATGTTGGCCATCATATGTATGCTCCATTTGGTATGGCGAATGTAAAAGCTGACTTTGTATGGATCCCTCGTTATGGTGGAAAGAAACCAGATTATCCATGCGATATTTGGCAATACACAGAAACAGGAAATGTACCTGGTATCGGGAAGTGTGATTTGAATGAATTGATTGGTAGCAAACCATTATCTTGGTTTACAGAAGAGAAGCAACCAGAACAAACTGTTTCTAATGGTGGTTATCAATACGTTAAATCAGGTGGTTTTGGTATATCGTTAGTCCAGGAAGTTGTAAATGCTATGAATGAGCGTGGAACGAAAGGACAAGTTGTATCTAATCCATTAACTGGATTGGCTTACTTACAAACTGAGATATTACCTAACGGTGAACTAGATAAAATTACAGCTTGGATGGATGAAAGACAATGGTGGTACGAGTATATTAAAAAGTAAACAATTAAAGCCGTCCTGTTGGACGGCCTTTTTTATTACATCCAAAAATCATCATAATGGACATCTTTATTTGATAACTTCTTTAATGCTTTTATAATTTTTTGAGCATTCTTCATAGTTGGAGAGAATTTATCACCTTGACATACACGACTGATTGTAGATTTACTAACTCCGCTTCTTTCTGCTAATTCTTGCTGAGTAATTTTATTTTTCTCCAGAAAATTGGAGAGCTTTGACTTTCTCCCTTTACCAGAAATAAGCCATCCCATCTTAATCACTCCTGTTTTAAGTTCTTAATACAAGAGTGGGCAAAAGTTTCATTTTTTAAACATCCCGAAAATAGGAATTCTAAACATTATGAAAATCTACGTTTCAATAAGGATAGTTTCTTTCCAGGTTCTTCTGCATAATACTTCATGTAATCGCACATAAGAATATTAATCAGTTTATCTGCTGTGTAACCATGTAGTGGGAATGAGTGAGCCATATCAGAGAAAAACACTTCAATTCTTCTTAATGTTCTTCTATCAATCTTTACATCAATTGTTCCGTATCGTTCATCATTTTCATTAAATTCTAATTCGTAATCAGTATAATGTTTCTTACTCTCTAGGATTTGATACAGCTGCTCCATACTATTTTTAGAGCGTATGTGCTCAAGGAAGTCCTCCACAAGTATCTCAGCTAGATCACTAGCGTTACACTCATATTCTTCCTCTTCCATATCTTCGATAATAATATTCATACGGAACAAGTAAATTTTGAGCATCTTCACTTCAAACCGGTATTTCTCTTTTAATTTCCATTCGATTTTAGTTCGTTCCCACCAATTATTTGCACTCATAAGTTGTATCTCTTTTGTCATCACATCGTATTTACTATACATGCTGTCACCTCTCACATAGTACGTAATGCAAAGCATAAAATACGTGTTGCCGCTGCTCTTTGTGAAACTCCCCATTCAATAGCTAATTGGACAAGCTTAGAATGTGTTTCCTGCTCTAATTTCGCGTGAATGTACTTTTTAGTGTCTTTATATTCGTATGCATGTATTTCGCTTATATAATCAATTCTGAGGTGTTCTGTAATTAATTTAGACATGTATTGTGTTGTGGTTATTCCTTCTCGGAATGCTGAGGACCTTATTAATTGTCTTTGTATTTCATTTACGGGGATTTTTACATCTTTCTTTTTATCGCAACGAGTTTTACGAGGTTGTTGGTTTGTTATTGTAGTAGATTGTTTTCGAGGTTCGAACATAGGGTTGATTACACTCATGAAGCTCCCCTCTTTCGAAAATTCACCTCTTCCCTCTCTTTTATCTCAGGGACACTTTTCCATAATTCCAATATTCCTTGAAAAGAAGTCGAGAGAGAGGGAGGAGCAATATTTTCTTTAAATAGTGATTACCAGTCGTTTAAACCAGAAATTAAATCCATGGCGCTATTTACAGCATCTTCAGAAGGCTTTTCGTCTTCTCCTGCATCGTTCTGTATGCCATGAGTATTTATGTTAATCAGCAATTTCTTAACTAATTGAAGTGGATCTTCTTCACCAGCAACTTCAGCAAGCACCTGGTACATTTCTAATCGTTTTTTAATTTGTTTATTTACGTAACCCTTTTGTCCTTTCCCTTGTTCCTCTAATCGAGTTACAAAGTTGTAAAGAACTTTATCATTGTTAGGGTTAAGCTCAATTTGAAGCTTTTTCTTTTGTAAGTTTGTCAAAGACATCACATCCTAAATAGTAGTATCCTAATAGGTTAGCTTCTTGACCATTTTCTAGAACTGCAAATGTTGGGAATTGCTCTTTTTTCTTCTCAATACGCTTTTTATGAAGCGCAGCCATTCCGCCAGTCCAAACGATTTTATCGTATACAGCTAAGTTGAACTTTTGAGAAACTTCACGTAGTGATGAATCGAAATGACGTTGTAACTCTTCGTCAACCTTCTCAGCTACATCTTTATGAGTGTATAAGTCATATAGAGAACCATTGTACTTGTAACCATTCTCTAAGATGTAGTGCATATTAGACACGCTTAAATCAGGTGTTTCACCGATGTTATCACGAACGATTTGTTCGATAGCCATAAATGCTTTCTCGCAACCTAATTCAGTTCCTAGACGGTCAATAACAGCGTTTCCAGACATATCAGTAACATCGAATGTACCGAATCCACCATCGATAATAAGAATACGATCTTCTTTATTAATGATTTCTTTTTTAACTAAATAGTATTGTGTTCCTACTGGTTGCGGAATCACTAAACACTCTTTTACTTTAACTGTGATTAATTCACCGTTTACTTTTACTGCTGTTTCTTCCATAGCTACCTTGCGGATTGATTCACGTTGATTACCAAAGTGAGATACTGGAAGTCCTGTAACAAGTAACGGAATAGTAACATTCTTCTTAAAGTCTTTTGCAATGAATCCGAATAGCTGTTTCTTAAACGTTGGATCCTCATAACGTTTCGCTTTATTCTCACCAAGCGCACGAATTAATGGAAGCTTTGACTTTCTAGCTTCTTCTCCTATGTAGTAAGGGAAGTCAGTGTTCGTTAGTTCAATTTTTGTGAAACTAGCTTCGTTGTAATAGTCATCAACTGGCGCTAACACCGATAATTCTGTAATAACATCTGCCTCTAGTGATTTATTTTTCTTTGAAGCGCGCTTTGTAAAGCCATTTCCTAAGTCAATCGCATACGGATTTCCTAATAACATATATATTCCCCTTTCAAAACCAATGGTTAATCATTGATATTTTTGATTCTAACAGATACTTACGTTTTAATTCAATGAAATATACCAAAAACAATAAAATTATCATTGGTTAATCATTGATTGTTAGTTTGCGAGGTCATAAGGCATCGCGAAGGCTTCGCAATATCAATAAAAACGTATGTTGCGAGGCAGGGAAGACATAAGCCTGTCCTCCCTAAGATTCGTTGAAATCCCCTACAAACCGAAAAAATCTCTTTTTCACACCATATATGGTATGTGAAATTTTAATATGTTTATCCTTATAAGTTGGTTATGATGCTAACCAATCATAGAAAGGTACTTTACCTGTATATTGATGTTCTGATAAAGATTGTGCTATTAAACTACGATCAATTTTATCTTCGTGCAATTGCTTTTTAGCATTTTCTTTTATCCTACGAAGTTCCAAGTCTTCAATTTTATTCGCTAAAGCTGAAATTAAGTAATCTCTAAAATTAGTAATCTTACCTTGGTTATATTTATCCATTACTTTTCGTAAAACAGATTTAAAGCTACGATCTGTTAATTCGTCTTTTGTAGCTTCCCGAAGAGAATTGATTATTAAATTTAATTCTTCTTCCGTTAGGGAAGGAGAAGAGAAGCTTCGCTTATCATCATCAATTTTCGCTATATCATTTATATATATATTGGTATTTTCTTTTGTGGTATTTTTTCTTTGGTTATTTATAATGTACTGACTTTCCGAATTCGGGATTTCCACATTCGGATTTTCAGGAAGTGGTTTTTCGGAGCTCTCCGAACCTTCGGAAACCGTATCCTGATTTTCAGGAAGTGGCTCTCCGAACTCCACACGAAGTTGATATCCAAGTGAATTTTGCTCTTGAATCGTTTCTTCTAATATTTCGGCCACATCTTCCTTTACTTGTCCGTAAATGTAGATTTGTTCTTTATG